GGTGGATTTAATGTGGTTACCTCTTCCACAAACGCGACACTGGGAAAGTCCCATCCCTGTCGGTCGTACCACCCGCGATGCGCCTACGCAGCCGCAGGGCAGACCCAATGCCGCTACTAAAGAAAAAGAAACACACAAACTACGACGATCCATTTAACGTCAGCGTCTGCAAGACGAACTCGGCAAGGGGTGTCGTTACTCACCCAGGCAACTGCCCGCCTGCAGCTGGAGTCTAGGTCGGAGGTTGGAGAATGGTCGAGATGGGATCGGCCAACTCCACCACATAGTCGTACCACATGAAACCAACGACGGAATTCTCCGTAGCAGAGGAACCTGCCTCATAAAAGGACAGGTAAGCTGGGGCATATATATTACGGTTATTCGCAACCGTAACATTCGTAGTAAAAGGGCCCTGGCCAATGTAGGGATACCAATCCTTGGTAAACCTACCAGTGTCCAAAACGGCCCCCTCCTCAGCTGTGGTCCAAGCGGCATGAATCTTGACCTGATCAAAGGCGGCAAACACCGACAAACCAGCCGGAGTCTGCTCAGCAAAGTCATAGCCAAAACCATAGCCAACCGCCCCAGACGTATTAGTACCTACCACTGGCACATAGTACGCCCTAAACGATAGCCACCGCCACTTGGAAAAGTTGGCAGCCACACCCGAGAGCCAAGGACAAAACGAAGGGATCAACGGATTAGCCTCTGGAGCACTAAACGTGTCAACAGTCTTAGCCGTAAAAGCCGAGACCATCTCACATCTAGCGACAGTCATGTAATCACCGGGCATACCATTGATCTTAAGGGACGATGCCGGGGACGAAAAAGTATACCCAGCCGGAATAGGAGTGCGGGTCAACCCCAGCAGTCCACGATCCGGTCTAGGGACCATCTCACGCCCGACATCCCTCACCCCACTCATTACACGCCCGACGGACCCAGCACGAAGCCTAGCCCGCCTACGTCTACGCCTTGCTCGCTTACCAACACCACCCAATGCCTTGACATCGATCTCAACCTGCCGGCCGACACGAAACTTCCTAGCCACCATTGCGCTTGTATGGGATCCGATCGCGCAATCGGACTGTTCATCCCTCCTACATCAATTGATGGTACCGTGCAGTCTCTTGGCATTTATATTAGCCCATCAAATTGGATTTGGCACTCAAAGGAGGGACCCCATGACTGGTTCCCCGGTGGCGTCACTCACCGTCTCAACCTGAGGATCACACTAAACAAAAACGGTACGATACGCATACGGCACAGGAGAGGACCCAAGGCACAATTTAGAATAGTAACTCTCCAGTTGCACCTGCTCATCAGGTGTAACGCCGAATGCGTAATAGAAGGAGGCCCGAGCTTGTGGGTGAACATGCCCATAAGCTCGGTTGACGCCCTCCTTCCATGTCCGAAAACTCCAAGGCAACAAGTCCTCGGGTATCGGACGCCTCTCACCGGACCGGACATAACAGCTATAAAGTTCCTGGTATACAGGTAGCCGACCCGTCAAAGCCAGCCCACCTGTCCCCACCGCGTCAAGCCATACGCGGAAGAGCCTGGAACTTCCCCAATTGCACAACATCACTGAATCCTTGACCACAGCAGTGCTGAAATTGCGCACCATGATCCAATCACTGCCATCAAAAACGGGGTGAGTCTGGCAAAACTCAGCCTCCTCAAAAGAGAAAGCAGGAGCTTCAACTGCCATACTAAACCCCATCTCTAAAAACCACTGGTCAAGGCCTGTCATAAACCTGTCAAGATCCTCCTTCTCCATAAAAACGAGGCAATCGTCGCCATTGTTGCCAAGGGCACACTCGACACCGACGTGGCGTGA